CTACTGCGGGCATCCTTGCCCCTAGCAGGCGAGCCTCCCGCTCGGACTCGTCAAAGGCGCGCGTCTGGTCGAAGGCCACAATCAAGGCTTGCGCGGCGACCGGGCAATCGTCCCACGTCGGCTTGACGCCGGGTGGCAGGATGCCTAGGCGCTCGCAGGCACACCAGACGGAGTATTCGGCGGTGCGGTGGGGAGGCCAGAGGATTCGACTTTCGCTGCCTCCCCAGCAAGAAAAACCTCGCGGGCCTTCTTCAGCTTGGCCTCGTCCAGGCAGTTGGCCTCCAACACCAGATTCATCACCCGCTGGCACTCCACGTCGCTCAGCCCGCCGCCGCGGAGGTCCGCGGACCAGTTCTTCCACGTGCTGGGGTCCGCCAGATTGACAGAATCCCATTCCACTTGGCTCGGCTCCAGCGACTTGACCAACATGTAGCCCAGCCGCTTCTGGCCCCATTCGGACAGAACTTGCTGGTAGGTCGGGTCATTGTCCATCGGCACCCAACCGTCACGGGTCATTTTTCCCGGCGGGGCCGGGCGCGGGCAAAGGGCCTCGAACTCGTCCATGCTCGCCACGGGCCGGGCACGGAACACAATTTCCTGGTTGCCGCGGGGCAAGACCAGAAAGACTTCCACAGGCAGAGTCGTGGGGTCGATACCGCCGATCTTCATAGCTTTTCTCCCTCGATAGTGTGCGAAGATCGGCAGCACCGGCACCTCAGCGCCGGTGCTGCCGGCTAGTCGGGTGGCTAGCAAAACCGGCCTCAGAGGACCGGGGAGTCGTTACAAGCTGTCCACGGCGTCGCCAATGTAGACGTTGGGCTCCTTGACGTTGCATTTGCCGGTGAGCGAGATCACCGCCGTGTTGTAGTTGATCTCGCGGGTCTCGGCCCGGAACATGGGGAACACGGTCGTCTCCCGATTGACAGGCGCACAGGGGGGATCGTATTCCACCAGGATGTCGATGCAATAGGGTTCGCAGCCGTCCGGGGCCGAGCTGACCCATTCCACCGCGCTGTTCATTCCCTTCAGCGCGTCCATTGGGGAAACGTTGTTGGTGGTGTTGCTGGTGATGTGCTCATAGACGAACTCCGTCTTCACGTCCATCGGCACATCCTTGGGCTCCCGCACGGTGTCCAACATGCCACGATCGAGCAGGTATTGGTAGTCCCGATGCTCGGTGTAGGTCAGATTGCCCTCGCCGATCTTGATGTTCAAGTCTTGCGACTTGATGGTGATTGCAGGACTCGCGGCATACGTCCCGGCGGTAAGGGCAGGGGAAATCGTGACCGCCGTAGTGGCCGCGCCCGTGGGCACCACGCCCGCGGTCGTTTCCGCGATCGCCACGTAGGCCCCGGTGCCGATCAAGTTGGAGATGTCGGCCATCAAAAGCGGCTGCGGCGAATTGGCCAGCGTGCCCTGGAACGTTACCGTCCACGAGCCGACCGTGCCCGTCACGCTGATGTTCGCCGTGGCCCCCACCAGCCCGGGGGCCAGCGCCGCGGCCACGTCCACGGCAGCCGCGTTATACGCGATCTCCGGCGTCTCGGCCCCGTTCCACAGCAGCTTGAAGGTGCCCCCGGTGGCGTTCACGACCGCCGCCGTCTGCACTTCATTGACGCCGCCCGTGCCGCTGCCATCCACCCGGGCCGTGACCACATGGTCGATCGGCGTGGTCTCGCCCGCAACCCGCAGACGAGCACCAATCGGAATCACTGTCGAAAGATACGGGCGGTTGGTCGCCACTGCCGACAAACCGGTGAGGCTGGTTGCCCCGGCAATCGGCGGAGTCGTGGGACCGACCGCGGTCCCCTTCAAACCGTCCCGCAGATGAATTGTGCAATACTTCAGTTCTATCCTGGCCATCTCGTGGTCTCCTTTGGCTAACTGTCGAAGTAACCGATGTAGCGGGCGTCGATCATCACCTGCTTCTGCCGGTCAGTTGGATCGGTCTGCCCGAAGTGAAAGATTCGCACGGCATCGTTGCGGCCGGTGCGAGGAATCAGACAGCCTACAAAGCTGCCGTCATCGCCCGGCTGGTCGCCGAGCCTGGTCACAGAAAGCGGTCCGTCCAGGGCTGCGTGGAACTGTCCGACGATCTGAAGGATGTCGTACTGGTTGGCGTTGATCTCGTAGCGGCTTGTAAAAAGCAGGTTCAGGTCCACGCTGACTTCGTGGTAGTCGATGCTCAGCTCCCGCGTAAAGGGGCCGGACATGCGAATCTCGACCCGCGCCGGGGCCTCCATGTACGCCGTGGTCCGTTCGTCCAGCCCCTCCACCAAAGCGGGAATGTTGGCCTGCTGGGCAAGCTGCTTCATCGCCGTCACGACGGATGCAAACGCCCAGCGTGCCCAATTCGGATCGACGGCCATTGGAGCACCTACGGAGTGGTGAGAGAGTTGTCCTGGAGCGTAAGCTGATCGGAAGTCGAGACCCGCGTCGTCCGCATGTCGCAGACCTCCACCCGTCCTTGCAGTTCCTTGGCGATCACCAGCCAAGCGGTGCCATACTCGTAGTCCGTCACGCTCTCGATGTCGTAATGGCAGTCGTTGAAGACGATCCAGTCGTCCTTCTTGAGCACCAGGTCATGCGGGACTTCCGCGCGATCAAACAAAAAGTGCCGGCCGCCCGTATCGAAGGAAGAGCCTTGCACGATCGCCCGGTTGGCTGCCATCGCCCCCGCGTTCTGCCGCACCTCCCGCTGACGCTTCTCGGGAAGCACCACTACCCGCCGCACCTTCCACTGCGTAACGTCCCACTGCGTCTGGCCGGTCGTCGTGTCCGCCTGAACTTGCAACTTGCGGCGGACCACCACCGTCACGCCATGCTGGCGCTTGTGGACGTACATCGCCAGCCGCATGAAGCGGTTGTGGATCGGGTTGCACGGCATAGCGTTATCCTTCCGGGCACTTATGTCGCAGCGGACACTCGAAACGTTCACCCAGAGACTTTTCCAAGCGTTCCATCATGGCCGTGTTCTGCGCAATGACATCCGTGCAGCGCTCCACCAAGGGCAACAACACATCGCGCTGCTCGTCTTCCAGCTTTGTGATCCGGTCGCTCATCCGCAGTTCGCGGAGCCAGTTCTGCCAAAAGAAGAACGCCACCACAATCGCCAGCGGGCCGTACTGTTTGAGCAGCGGCCACAAGTAAGTCATGTCCATGCTGAAGCCTCCGTTCAAAGGCCGCCCGGCCCGGATTGCGCCGGGCCGGGCGGATTGCACTGCCGACTTAACCCTGGAGCACGACGCAGAGGCGGTCGTCCAAGACGGCCACGCCCGCGAGGATGTCCAGGTTGACCACCGTGCCGCCGTTGGCGATGCTGTACTGCATCGAGACCCGCATGGCGATGTCGTTGTAGACGCCGACGTGCGACAGCACGCCCATCGCGTTGTTGGGGATGGCCAGGGGACGGGTCACCAGGGCGATGGCGTTCCGATGGAAGGCCAAGTTCAGCGCGCCGGCCGGCCCGGGATAGCACTTGTCGCCGCTGGCGACGGCCTGCTCCAGCGGCCGATCCACGTAGACCGTCTGCTGGCCGGCGGCCGACAGGTAGGACTCGATCACGGTGTAGGTCACGCGGCCCGCACCGGTGCCGAAGGCGACCAACTGCCCGATTTGCGGGGCAGCGTTCCAGCCGGTCAGGACGATCCCTTCCACGTAGCCCGCGGCGTAGGCGGCACCTGCGACGCACGCCTTGTAGACCGTCAACGGAGCGCTGGCGGCCGTGGCATACTTGTTCACCTCGTTCAAGGTGATGGCCGTGGTGGCACCGCTGCCGGTGGTGGCGGCGGTGATGTAGGTCGGCTGGTCGTTGCCGGCCACGACGGCGAATTCGCCGATGTTCACGGCGTAGTCGGCCAGTGCGACGGCCTGCGACCCGCCGCTGCCGGCCGCCAAGGCGTTGGTGACGGTGCCCGTCACGTCCGCGTCAGCGTTAGCCAGCGAGGGGCTGTTGACGTTCTGGTCCATGTAGGTGTCGAACCCCAGAATCCGTCCCAGGGTGGCGCTTTCCAATGCCGTGCCGAAGTCGCCGCGCATCTGGGCGGCGATGAACAGCTCGTTCTTCAACAGCGCCGTCTCGCTCACGGGAGCCAGCACCAGGTTGCGGCCTTCCAGCGGGGCCTTGTTGATGTTCAACTGCTCGCGGGCCTCCAGCACGTAGTCCTTGCTGTTCTGGCAGGACAAGTTGAGCAGCCGGCCGACGCGCCCGCTGGGGCCACCGTTGGCCAGGGCCGGGGTCAAGAAGGCGTGGACGCGGCCCAAGACGGCGCGGTCCACCGAGCGGGCAATCGTCATCATGCCCGGCCGGAGATAGATGTCCACCAGGTCTTGGAAAGACTTGCTGGCCTCGCCGTCCTTGATGGTGAAGCTGGTGTAGAACCACTGATCCAGCGGCACCTTGACGTTGGTGGCCGAGGCGTCTTGGTTCTGCAACGGGTCGCCATCCGCCTTGCGGCGAATCTGGAAGGTGCCCGGCCGGCGGGTGTTCACCACGTCGCCGAACTGCCGGATTTCGTTCTCGAAGTCGCGGTGGACCAGGTTGGCGATCACCATGTTCTCTTGGAGGATTGCCAAGCCTTCCGAGGCCCACAGTTCCGGGATGAAGGCAGTGTTGTCGTTGTCGTAGGAAACGACCACCGCCGGGGAGAGGTACAACGGATTCATCGTGTTACTCCGTAGTTGTCAGTTCAAGAAACACAAGAAGCCGCGACGTGCGGCTTCCTGACGACGAACCCCTGATGGATTTGAACTAGCGGCCGAGTTTGCCCTTTTTCGGGGCCCGCAATCCGAGAAGCTCAGGGTTCTTTTCCCGGATGTCCATGTACTGTGCTTGAGTCAGCTTCCGTACATCAATCTTGCCGCCGCTGCCCGACGCGAGGCCGCCGGTTGCCGAACTCGACCCGATGCCGCTGACCACGCCGGACTTGAAGAGGTTGCCGTAGACTGCCGACAACTCTTTCATCCGCTTTGCCGCGCTCTCGGGCGTATGGAGTGTCACGGTCGGCTCCCCGGTATTCGGATCGGTGTCCGGGAAGTCCACCACGACCTTGAATTTCCCCGTCCCCTTGCCCGTCTTCTCGTCCGTGATCTCGGTCAAGCGGGTCATGGGGCGTAGCTGCGTCACGAACTGGGCCACACTGAACGCATCGCTCTTGGCCGCGGCGTCCGTAAGCGCCTGTTCAATGGTGCCCTCACGATAGCGTTGCTCCCACTCCTTGGCGGCCTTGTCCGTGTCGGCGATCCGCTTCGTGAACGACTCTTCGAGCTGCTTCTTCTCGTGAGCCAACTGCTGTTCCTTCGTTCGCGTCTCCTTCCGCAGGTCTTCCAACTGCTGGGCCAACTGCTCACGCTCTTGGATGGTCAGGTTCTTGGACGCTGCCGTTTCCTCAAGCATCTTCTCGACCCGCTGCAACTGCGCCTGGTGCTTCCGCTTGTCCTCGGCAAGGTACTTGTTCAGGTCGTCCTGGGTGAAACGGGCGTCGCCCGCACCGGCTCCGCCACTTGCGCCCGCGCCGGCAGCCGCGCCAGCGCCCGCGCCAGCCCCGGCAGCCGCGCCAACACTACCCTCGCCGGACACCGCGCCACCCTCGCCGTCGTAAGAAATCAAGACCGCACGCGACAGATAGAGAGAATTCATCGCTGTTCTCACACCCACGATCAAGATGCAGACGCGCAGTACGTCGTGGTCCGCAAGGCGTCTTGATACCACGGCTTTAGAATGGGCCGCCGCGTTGGCCCAGCAATGGAGCCCGCTTACCGGGCTACGAAACTCGGGACAGCCTCACCGCCTGGTCGTCGCGCAAGAAGGGCTTCAAGAGCGACCATGCCAGCGGATTCGGCACGAGATTGATAAGATGTTCGATCGGCACCATGTTCCGCTCGTAGTGCGTGCGAACCTCGGCGTAGCCTTGGGCCGTGACGGAGAGGTTCTCTAGTTCCATTTGCGGGTCCACGCCGTCCAGCAGGCTGTAGGCCAACTCGTACTCGGCCCGGCGGATGGCCTCGGGCACCGCCGTGTCCGCGCCGCGGGGAAACTCCAACTCTTGGCTGGCGTCGGCGGCACGCTCCGCTTGCCGATATTGCTCCGCCTTCTCCCGATCGAACGTGCCATTGGTCGGATCACGCCAGGGAGGCAGCGTTTGTTGGCGAAAGAGCCAGACCGAATGCTTTTCCCCTTTGAAGGCCAAGTTGTCGATCAACCGCCGGGCCGCCAACAAAGCTTTTGGCCAATCCGCGTCGTCGGCATCGTTCCAAGCTTGCGAATGAAGCCGTCCGGCGAAGTAGTCTTCCGCCTCGCCAAGATCGCCATAGTAAGTTGCGTCAATCGCCATGTGACACCTGCTTCAGCCAGTCAAGCTGCGTTCGCTCTCGCTCCGCGTACCAGCCGCCCGTCCAGAGGTCGGAAAGCATCTGGAAATACTCTTGGTAGCGCCACCGCACGCGATCCAGGCTGTAGTTGGCCACAGACCGCCGATGAACATCGCGCCGGTCCAAGCGTGGTGCATGACGCGCCGCAAAGAGGAAGTGGTCCAGCGTTCGACAGCGAAACCCGGTCCTGCCGTGCTCCACGGTCTCGGGAAACGCGCCCCAATCAGTCGTGATGGCCGGCGTGCCCGCCATTTGGGATTCAATCGCCACCGCGCCGAAGGGCTCGATATACGTGGTGGGGACAAAAGTGGCGATCGCGCCGCCGTAAAGCTCTGCCCGCTTCGCACCGGTGGCGAAGCCGACGTACTCCAAGTTGTCGCCTTCGTAGACTTCGCCGTCCGCACAATGAATGCAGTTGCCCTCCACCTTGACGCATCCCTGCCCGGCGATCTTCAGCTTGGCCCCCAGCCGCTTGCAGGTCTCGACGGCAATGTGGATTCCTTTCCGCTTGATGAGCCGGCCGAGGTAAAGGTAGTAGCCGCCCCGGCCGCCGTCCGGCTGGAAGGGGTAGTCGGCCGGGTTCAAATAGTTGGGGATCACCACGTCGTAGAATTTGCCCTCCGGGTCGTAGCCGCCCTCCGCCCCCCAAATCTTGTGCATGTGGCTGTAAGACTCGAACACGCGGTACTTGGCGAAGGTGCCGTTGTAGCCGATGCCGTACTCCACCACCATCACGTCCGTGCCCAGGGCGTTGGCCAGGGGGATGTTGATGGTGCCCATGATAAGGCACACGAAGTCGCCCGGCCGCTTGCGCTTATTGATCTCGGCCGCCGCCCGCTCATTGGTCAACTGCCAGTAGGGTACCCGGCCGCTCCAATCGACTTCATAGAGCGCGTTGGGGTCGTATCTTCCGAAGAAGCCCTCCTGTTCGGCCTTGGAGAGGATAGTCACGTCTTCGACGCAGCAGTCGGCAACTTCGCTCCCCTCCACGCCGTAGTGGAAGACCTCGTGGCCGAGGGATGCCATCATCTGGCAGAAGTGCAAAACCTTCATCGTGAAGGCGCAGGCCGAATGACTCATGTTCGTCTGCGTATGCGGCAAGGCAACCACGTGGAATCGCATTGCTTTCCCTCTAGGTTCCGAGTTTCAGGTACAGGGCCTTCAGCGCGCAAATCGCGTCCTGCCACACCGTCGTGCCATTCACCCGGCGGTGCGGCCAGCTTACTCTGGATTAGCCCTTGACCTTCACGTAGGAAAAGTGCGCCACCCAGTTGACCGTATACGTGGAAACCCCGCCGACCGAAAGTTGCAGGACCGAACTGTTGTTGACCAATCCCAAAACGTTGTAGTTGACGCTGTTGTAAGAGGTGTAAACCCAAACGGGTACGGCGAGCGTAACCACGCCGTTAAGGATGTGGGCATTTGCGCAACCGTAGCCGTGATAGTAGCCGATGTTCGACGTGCCGATGATTCGGCCAACCAGATGGATGAAGATAGAAATCGTACTCGTAGTCTCGGCCGAAATGGGCAGTCCCGGTGCCAAGTAGACGGTCGCCGCATTCACGGATTGACCCTGGCAGACAATCTCTCCATGCTGGGCATCACCGGCAGTTGCAATCTGACCGGTGCTTGCGACAAACTGGCCATTCATGGTCGTTGTTGCGCCGGGACCGATTGCCACTCGCTGGGGATACAAGGTCGTGCCGTCAAACGTCAGGTTCGCGCTGTCGGTCACCGTGCTCGCCGATGCGGCATAGATGACTTGGCCTGCCGTTAAGCCCGACAAGCCGGGGCCAGCCGGTCCCGTGGCTCCGGTCGCACCGATACCGCCTGTGCCCCCTGTCGGACCCGTGGCTCCGGTCGCACCGATACCGCCTGTGCCCCCTGTCGGACCCGTGGCTCCCGTAGCGCCGACGCCACCCGTGCCACCAGTAGGTCCCGTGGCCCCTGTCGCACCGACGCCACCCATGTTGCCTTGTGGACCACTCGGTCCTGTCGGTCCCGTTGCACCTGTTGTGCCAGTTCCCGTCGCACCCGTAGCACCTGGTTGTCCGGCTAGTCCGATGTTCCAATTTGCATAGGTTCCTGAGCCACCTGTGAGATCGGCAGTGAGGGTAAGTGTCCCGGCAGAGTAGCTAGTCACCACCCCTTCCAACCAATTGGATGGAGTGGTCACATAAGAAACCCGCACTCGGTCCCCTGGCAGGTACGCCAGGCCCGATTGCGTTGCGAAACCAATGCTTCCAGTTCCAATCGTGTGAGAAGTTGTGGAGGTGGCAGCATAACCAGCGCCCGTAGCACCGGTCGCTCCGGTTGGTCCCGTAGCCCCTGTCGCGCCTACAGCCCCGATGCCGCCGGCAGTGCCTTGCGGCCCGCTGGGGCCGCTCGGTCCGGTCGCGCCCGTGGTACCTACACCAGTCGCTCCGGTCGGGCCCGTAGCACCGGTCGCGCCAACGGCCCCGTTGCTGCCAGCCGTTCCTTGCGGACCGCTGGGGCCACTAGGCCCAGTCGCGCCGATGGTTCCTATGCCCGTCGCTCCGGTCGGGCCTGTAGCGCCAACGGCCCCATCATCACCGGCCGTTCCCTGCGGCCCGCTGGGGCCGCTCGGTCCAGTCGCGCCGGTGGTTCCTGTGCCAGTCGCTCCGGTCGGGCCCGTAGCGCCTGTCGCGCCTGTAGCGCCAACGGCCCCATCATTACCAGCCGTTCCCTGCGGACCGCTGGGGCCGCTCGGTCCAGTCGCGCCAGTAGTTCCAATCCCAGTCGGACCGGTCGGTCCCGTAGCGCCTGTCGCGCCTACGGCACCGTCATTTCCAGCAGCGCCCTGCGGCCCGCTGGGGCCGCTCGGCCCAGTCGCGCCGATGGTTCCTATGCCCGTTGCTCCGGTCGGGCCTGTAGCGCCTGTCGCGCCAGCGGCCCCATCATTACCGGCCGATCCCTGCGGACCGCTGGGACCACTCGGTCCAGTCGCGCCAGTGCTTCCCACGCCCGTTGCTCCGGTCGGGCCTGTAGCGCCTGTCGCGCCCACGGCCCCATCATTGCCAGCACTGCCCTGCGGCCCGCTGGGGCCGCTCGGTCCAGTCGCGCCGGTGGTTCCCACGCCCGTCGCTCCGGTCGGGCCCGTAGCGCCTGTCGCGCCCACGGCCCCATCATTGCCAGCACTGCCCTGCGGCCCGCTGGGGCCGCTCGGTCCAGTCGCGCCGGTG